AAATCATTTGAAAGAACTGATTGAAAAGTATGAAATTAAGATTGAAGAGGTTGGTTATGATAATCACAATGCAAGTGTATTTTTACAGGATTTAGAATTTTTAGCGTGCGATCTGACAGAAATAAAACAGTCAGCAAAATCTTTAAATGATGCAACAGTAGATTTCCAGCTTTCGGTAAAAGCTAATCAGCTTTTATATGATAAAGAAAATGATTTACTGAAATGGAGTATTGCTAATGCAACAACAACAAGCAATAGTTTTGGAGAAATAAAGATAGACAAACAGGCTCAAAAATATAGAATAGATCCAGTGGATGCTGTCATGGATGCATGGAAAATAATGTTAGTAAATAGAAATGAATACAGTGCTGATTCTGAATTTGACGACTGGTTTGAAATGATAAAAGGAAAGTAGGTGAAATATTTGAGAATACTGGATAAATGGATAGTAAGAAAAGCAATAAATATACTGAATAAAGAAGAAAATAATGAACGTGAAAAAGAAACATCAGGAGAAATAAGTAATTTTTTAAGAGGTGAAAATATATCTGCTGGAAAAGATTTAAGTGAAATAACATATTTTACATGTCTAAAAGTTTTAAGTGAAAGTATAGGGAAATTATCAATCAATTTAAAAGATAGTGATAATAATAGGATATATGATCATGATAGCTTGCAGATGTTAAAAGTCAGACCTAATAAGTTCATGACGCCTACGACTTTTAAGGCTTTGATAGAATATCACAGAAATCATTCTGGAAATGCTTATGCTTATTTGCAATATGAAAAGAATGGAAAGCTGGAAGGAATATATCCACTTGAAAGTAGAAATATGCAAATACTGATTGATAATGCAGATATCTTTCAAAGAGGAAACAAAATGTATTATAGATATTTAGCACCTAAAACCGGGAAGACTTATATATTTGAGGATAAAGAAATATTGCATTTTAAAGGTGGACTGAGTGAAGATGGCCTTGTAGGTAAATCAATCAGAGAAACTTTGGCGAGTACACTGAAAGGCGTTAAAATAAGTCAACAGTACTTAAACAACTTATACGAAAAGGGCCTTACTGCAAAAGCAATTTTGAAATATACTGGAGACTTTGACAGTAAAAAGAAAGCAATGCTTGTAAATGAACTAGCAAATTTTGCTTCTGGAAATGACAGTAGAGGAATTATTCCAATACCGCTTGGAATGGATTTAGTTCCCCTGGATCTTAAGTTGACGGATTCACAATTTTATGAACTGAAAAAATTTACAAGCTTACAAATTGCAGCGGCATTTGGTGTTAAACCAAATCATTTAAATAACTATGATAAGTCAAGCTATGCTAACAGTGAAATGCAGAACTTGACTTTTTATATTGACACACTTCTGTTTATTCTGAATCAGTATGAGGAAGAATTTAACTATAAGATGCTTTCGGAGGAAGAAAGAAAAAAAGGATTAAGATTTGAATTTAATGTAGCTAGTATTTTGAGAGGAGATTTAAAAACACAGGCAGAAAGTATAACTAAATATGTTGCAGGATCTATTTATACAATTAATGAAGCAAGAACTTATGCGGGACTTCCTAAAGTGGCAGATGGTGAAAAGATTCTTGTAAATGGAAGCTATGTTGAATTGAAAAATGTAGGTAATGCCTATTTGAAGGGAGGTGAAAATAATGAGTGAGTTTTTAAAATTTAAAAATTCTACAGAAACTTCAGTTGACATGTACATTACAGGAGATATCCTTGATGACAGTTGGAAAGGTTGGTCATGGGGTGAGGATGAAAATACATATCCTTCAAATGTGAGAGAGTTGCTAAAAGAGTGTAAGGGTAAAAATTTGAATGTATATATAAATAGCGGTGGTGGTGATGTTTTTGCAAGTGTTGCAATTTCAAACATGTTAGCGAGGCATGATGGAAAAACAAAGGCAATAGTGGATGGTTTAGCAGCTAGCGGAGCGAGTGTAATTGCTTTTGGGTGTGATGAAGTAGAAATTCCTGAAAATGCTTTTTTAATGATTCATAAGCCAAGCACTGTGGCAAGTGGTGATGCTGATAATTTCAGGAGTATTGCTGAAACGCTTGATACAATACAGGAAGGGATTACAAATACTTATTTAAAGAAAACTCTTGAAGGTGTGGAAAAAGAAAAAATAACTGAAATGATAGATGCTGAAACATGGCTGACAGGAAAAGAAGCAAGTGATTATTTTGATATAACTGTAGGAAAAAAACAGGAAATACTAAACTGTGCTGGAGAATATCCTAAAAATTTTAAGAAATTACCGGAAAATTTTAAAACAGCAACTAAACCAGTTGTAGATAAAAGTAAAAAAATAAAAGAAATAGAAATAGCATTAAATTTATAAAGAGAGGATGATGTAAATGAAAAAATCAATAGAAATGAAAAGAAAACTTGAAGAATTGAAGAACACAATAAAAGGGTTGCAGGATCAAGGAAAAATAGATGAAGCGCATGCAAAATTAAGTGAATTAACAGAGCTTAAAAATGCAATTGCAGTACAGGAAGCATTGGAAGAAGATGAAGTGCAAAATTTCAATGGAAATCAAATACAGGTAAGGGAAGATAAAATGAACGTAAATAGAATTTTTAATAAAATGTTGTTAGGAAAAAGCGTTACAGAAGAAGAAAGAGAATTTTTAAATGCGGCAGGAACACCTGGACAGGTAGAAGCGACTGACGGAAAAGGTGGATATCTAGTGCCAGTAGAACAGTTCAATGAAATAAAAGAACTAAGAAGGGAACTTGTTTCGTTAAAAGGATTATGTAATGTAGTGCCTGTAACTTCATTGACTGGAACTTTACCGATTGAAAAAGGCAATACAGGAGAGCTTATATCATTTGAGGAACTGAATGAAATAAATAAGTCTGATGTAGATTTTGGACAGGTTAAATATACAACAGCAGATTATGGAGATATAATTCCTATATCAAATACTTTGCTTTCAGATGAAAATGTTAATCTGTCAGCATATATAGGTAGAAGATTTGTTAAGAAAGCAGTAAATACAGAAAATAAGAAAATAATAGCGTTGCTAAAAGGACTAACTCCAAAACCTGCTGCAAATATTAAAGTAGTAAATACAGCCTTAAATGTAGATTTAGATCCTGCAATATCTCAGAATGCAATCATAATAACAAATCAGACAGGATTTAATTTTTTAGATAATCTGGATGATAAACAAGGAAGACCTTTGCTGGAAATAAATCTGCAAAATACTACACAAAAGACATATAAAGGGAGACCGGTTATTGTACTTTCTGATGCTTTATTGCCGATGAATACAACAAAAGCACCAGTTTTTGTAGGTGATTTAACAGAATTTGTATCGTTCTTTGACAGAGAAGGACTTGAATTAGCGGTATCCTCTGAAGCAGGATTTACTAAAAATGCAACTTATATGAGAGCAATAGAAAGATTTGATGTTAAAAAAGTAGATGAAGCTGCAATGGTTTATTTAGAATTAGCAACTTCTTAGGAGGTACTAATTCATGGATAAGGAAAAGGTAAAACAATATCTTAGACTTGATTATGATGATTCTCTGGTAGATAATTTTATATTAATATCAGAGAGTTATCTAAAAGATGCCATAGATAATTTTGATAAGAAAATAAAAAATGAACAATTCAAAGCAAAAGCTGAAATGGTTCAATTAGTTCTTATTCAGGAATTATATGACAACAGAAGTCAGGCTAAAAAAGATACAACAGATTTTTCTTATGTGATTCGTTCAATGATTTCTCAGTTGCAGTATTGGAGTGAATAAAATGAGAGACAGGAGTACAAAATTAAGGCATGAAGTATCAGTCTATAGAATGATAGAAACAGAAAATGAACTTGCTGAAAAAGATAGGATAGGAAAGTTTGTCAAAAATGCTTACTGTGAAATAGTATCTCAGGGAAATAAGGAAACGAAAACTGCTGCAGATACAGAATATAACGAACAAACTTATAGATTAACTTTCAGAAAGCGATCTATTTTAGAAATAAAAAAAGACTGGTATTTTATGCAAAAAAACAATAAATACGAAGTCATCTATTGGAATGAAGATTTTACTAATAGAGAATTTATTGAAGTGTTCTGCAGGAGGATTGATGAATAATGTCAGTTGAAATAGAAGGACTTGATGAATTTACAAAAGAAATGGTTGAAATATGCTCAAAAGAATATCCAAAGCAGGTAAAGAAAATGCTACAGAAAAGTGGTAATAAACTTCGAAGAAAAGTAGTAGGAAAAGCAAAAGGACTGGTAAAAACTAAGACTGGAAACTATATAAAGGGATTTAAACGTGGAAAGGTATATAAATATGCAGGAGACGAGGATGCTGTAAGAGTTTATAATTCAGCACCTCACGCACATCTAATAGAATATGGTCACAGAATGGTTACAAAGTCTGGAAAAGAAGTTGGATTTGTTAAAGGATATCATGTTTTGGATGGAATAAAAGAGGAATTCAGTGAGGAATTTGCAAAAGATATTGATGAAATGCTAGATAATTTGAAGGTGGAATGATGATAAGTCTTAAAGAAGTTATGTTAGCTATTAACAGAAAAATAAATGAAAGTCTGCAAATGAATGTAGACAGTAAGAATTTAGAAGAGGAATTCGAAAGGCCTTCGGTCAGAACTTCAATAGACAATTTAAAAACATCAGTCTTCATGCAAAGCATGAAGGAACGTAATTTTATAGTCAGAATATATTATTTCTCAAAAAACAGAGAGAAAAATAAAATTGAATTACTTGAAATTCAGGAAAAACTAGAAGAGGCTTTTTTTAGTCATTTAAAGATTAAAGGAGCTTTTTTTATTTACATTGATGAAATTATTTTCAATGTTACTGATGGAATTCTGATTGGAGAATTTGAAGTAAGGACACTGGAAGAAATTTTAAATGATATTAACACTGAAAATATGGAAGAACTTGAAATTAAAACTAAAGTCATCCTTGATAATTCAGTAAAAATAGAAAAAAAAGAAGAATTGGCCGAAGGATTTCAAATGAAATATAAATTTAATTAGAAAGAGGTGCATTTATGGGATTGCCAAGTATTTTGATATTATTCAAACAAAAGGCAGTGACTGCAGTTAAGCGTAGTCAACAGGGTATAGTTGGAATAATAATAAGGGATGATACAAATGAAAGTATTGTCACTAAAGTTTATAAAAGCTATACAGAAATACAGGAATCAGATTGGACTCCTGAAAATTATAGATTTTTAAAAGATTGTTTTGAATTTACTCCTGCAAAGGTAAAAATATTTAGAATAGGAACAGGAGTAAAAGGAAAAATGGCTGATGCTTTAAAATTAGTGGCAAAGGAAAGAGTAAACTGGCTGGGAACTCCGTCGGCTTTGCAAGCAGATCATGATGATATAGTTACATGGATAAAGGAACAGGAAAGATTAGGAAAAACTTATAAAGCGGTAGTGTATAAAGGAACAAATACTAATTGTAGGCATGTAGTGAATTTTATGAATGAAAAAGTTAAATTCAAAGATACTGCAAGAGGTGAAAAAAATGGAAATGAGTATGTACCTACTTTGCTTGGTCTTCTGGCCGGATTACCAATGACAAGATCTGCTACTAATTTTTTATGTGGAAATTTAGAAGATGTATCTATTTTTGAAAATATTGATACAGTTATTGATAATGGTGGATTCTGTCTTATTAAAGATGAAGATGATGTGAAAGTGGCTAGAGCATGTACTTCTTTAAAGGATATAACGCAGGATATTACAGAGGACATGCAAGATATTATCATAATAGAGTCTATGGACTTAATTACAGATGATATTAGGGAAGCATTTAAAAAATGGATTGGTAAATATAAGAATAAATATGACAATCAAGTATTATTCTTTTCTGCAGTAAACTCATACTTTAGACAGCTGACAAGTGAAGATATTTTAGATTCTGAGTATAATAACAGAGCTGAAGTAGATATTGAATCTCAAAAACTGGCGTGGCTAGGAGTTGGGAAAACAGAAGTCAATGAAATGACGGATGAAGAAATTAAGAAACTGACATTTAAAAAGAAAGTATTTATGCTTGGAAATATCAAAATATTAAATGCAGTGGAAGACTTTAAATTTACAATCCACATGTTTTAATGAAAGGAGTAGGAAAATATGGCAAATAAAATGGAAACGAACAGGGTTATCAGAGGAAATTTTGGTAAAGTATGGGTCAACGATGACGAATGGATGAATGTAAAATCATTTGAAGCAAAAGTTTCAGCTGAATACGAGGATGTAAATATTCCAGGGAAATTTGGAACTGAAAAAAGATATGTGGGATTTTCAGGTGAAGGAACAATAGTAACTACTAAAATAGATAGCAGGGTAAGTAAGCTAGTTGCAAAAGGGTTTAGAACTGGAAATCTTCCGTCAATTAAAATTGTTGCAACTTTAGCTGATCCGACTGCGTACGGAGCAGAAAGAGTGGAAATACTAGATGTTACCTTGAATGAACTAATGGTAATGCAGTTTGAAAATAAAAAGATAATTGAGGAAGAAGTGCCGTTTAACTTTGCAGATTATAACTATATAGATTCAATTGATTAGGAAGGAGAAAAAAATGAAACAACTGGGATTAAGTGATTTTTTAGAATTGAAGGCAAGAAGGGAAAATGGAGAGCAGATTAAGGAATATAAGTCGGAATTTTTAGGCGGAAATATAATGATAAAAAAAATAAGTCCGTATAAGGTTACGGAAATTTTAGATAAAATTGAAATGGAAGCAAATGCAGCAACAAATGGACTTAAAGGAAATATTGAATTAATTTACAGACATTGCCCTGATTTTGCCAAAAAAGAGCTACAGGAAGCTTTTAATTGCGTTGAACCTTATGATGTTGTCTTGAAAGTTTTTGATAACAATATAGGGCAAATAGGAAATTTTGCAACTTATATATTATCTTTATATGGATTAGGAAAATATGAAGAAAAGAAAGAGGAAAATAAGGAAAATGAAATTGGAGATGGTATAAAAAACTCATAGAGAATGATGGAGATACATTTTTGATTTCTTATTATCTTCAGAAGGGATTTTCTTTGGATTACTTGTTAAATTTAAGTACTCTGGAGAAAATCTTTTTTTACGAAAGCATGGACTTTCATATTAAATTAGAATCAAAAAAACTTCAGAAAATGATGGGAGGTGTATAAGATGTCAAGAAGTATTAATGTCATTCTGAATTTAAAAGATCAATTCACTGGTCCGTTAAAAAAAGCTACAGCGAATGCAAAAGCAACTGAGAGAAGTTTCAAAATGGGAATGAATAAAATAAAAAAAGCCGGAGCAGGAATGGCAAAAACAGCAGTTAAAGGAATTGCTGTTGGGGCTGTAGCATTGACGGCAGCAACAGGAGTTTTTTTGAAGCAATCAGCAGATGCCTATAATGAAGCGACTATTCAAACAACTAAAATGGAAAGTGTACTAAAAAATACAAAAGGAATGACTAAAGGTCAGATAGAGGATTTAAAAAATTATACTTCAGTTTTACAATCTAAAGGAGTTGTTGAAGATGATGCCATGAAAGCAGGAATAGCAAGTGCAGGAGTTTTTGGATTACAGGCTGATACAATAAAAAAATTACTTCCTGGAATGACAGATCTTGCTGTGAAAGAAAAGGGAGTAAATGTAACAAGTGAGGATATGGCAAATTATGGAAAGCTTATAGGAAAGGCTATGAGCGGTCAAACTGGAGCATTGAAAAAAGCAGGAATCGTTTTAGATAAACATCAGGAAAAAATAATGAAGTCTGGAACGGAAACTCAAAAAGCTGCTCTACTTGCTGATTTGTTAAAACAGAAAGTAGGTGGAGTAAATGAAGCAATGGCACAGACAGATCAAGGGAAAATCCAGCAATTAAAAAATGACTTCGGTGATTTACAAGAGGAAGTTGGAGCTGTAGTTATGTCAGTTTTAGGAGAATTTGCAGGCTGGTTTAGTTCACAAATGCCAACATTAAGAGAAAAAGTACTTCAGTTGGTCGAATCTTTTAAAAAGTTCGTCACAGAAAACAAACCTCAGATATTACAAATTAAAGATACTTTGATTGGATTAGGTTCAAAAATAATTGAAGTTGCAGGATTTTTTGTTACAAATTTTGATAAATTTGCTCCAATACTTGCAACAATAGGAGTAGCTTTTTTAGCTTATAAAGCTATAATGATAGGAACTCAGGTTGTAACATTTGCATTGACGGCAGCAGAATTTGCAAAAAATGCGGTTTTAGCAACTGGAGCAGTAGCAGTTAATGCAGTTACAGTTGCACAGTGGGCATGGAACGCAGCAATGTCTGCGAATCCTATTGCAATAGTTATAATTGCAGTAGCAGCGTTAATTGCAATTGGAATAGCTTTATATAAAAACTGGGATACTGTAAAAGCTGGAGCAACTGCTTTATGGAATTCTCTTATGAATTTTTTAAAGCCTGCGATAGATGTTGTAAAGGGTGCTTTTGATAGTTTGATGGGTGGAATAAATGCAGTCATAGGTGGATTTAATAAAGTAAAAGATTCAATAGGTGGAGCAATACAAAAATTGATGAACTGGAATAACACAAAGGCAGAAAATAAAAGTGTAAATGTGCAGACAAATAATGTTTCAGCTGGGCCTGTTCCTGGAAGAAAAGCTCTTGGAACATCTTATTTTAAAGGTGGAATTACACAAATAAATGAAAATAAAAGAAATGAAGTAGCGGTATTGCCAAATGGAACAGAAATTTTAAGTCATGAACAGAGTAAGAAACAATCTGAAAAACCAAATGTTTCAGTCAATGTTACGATTGAAGGAAATGTTATTGGAAATAAGGAATATGCTGACTATGTAGGAAATGAAATTGTAGCAAAAGTAATGGGAGCTTATAAGAATATGTAGTAGAAGGGAGTAAAAATATGAAGGTTATGTTTAAAAAAGGAAATGAATATGCAATACTCCCTGTAGTTCCACATATTCATATAATAAATCAGTCTTTGTCTGATGAAGAATTTGAAACAGTGGATAAAGGCTCTTTGCTTTTAATTGGGAAAAAAGGATTAAGAAAATTTGAAATTGAAAGTTTTTTTCCAAATAAAATATATCACTGGATGGAAATAGGAAGTGTTCCTAATCCTAAGTTTTATATTAAATTTTTTGAAAAATACAGGGATGAAAATGAGCCTGTCAGAGTAATTATAATCAGTAAATTTAAGATTGTGCTGAATATGGAATGCAGGTATAACTTCCAGCATGGGATTTCAGACAGAGCAAGAGACGTTCCGTATAGTCTTGAAGTTACTGAATATAAAAGGCCACAGGGAAAAGAGCCGTTGACTGAATTTGAAGAAAAAGTAGTAAAAAAAGCGAAGGAAATAGAACAGCAGGCAATGAATAAAGCAAAAGAAATGGCAGGAGGTAATGAAAAATGGATTTCAGGCTTGTATCAGCGGATGAAGGATTGGATATAATGCCTTTTGTTTCGGGCTTAAAATGGAGTGATAGCATTGATACTCTTGGATTGGAAATGTCATTTACTTTGCCGGACAATTTTAATGATAAGAATTTTAATTTTTTAGATAATATAACACTGGGAAGTGGATTATCTTTATTCAAGGGCAATGAAATAATCACACAGGTAATAATAGTTGAAGAAGACAATGGGAATAATACAAGAAGTTTCAAAGCATATGATTATGCTTTTTGGCTTAACAAGTCAACTACTATTAAGCAATTTAACAAGATCAGTAGTGAAAATGCAATAAAAGAATTATGTGCTGAGTTTGGTATAAATGTAGAAATTTCAGGATTAACAAGTGTGATTACTAAAATTTATAATGATAAGACAGTAAGTGAAATAATAAAGGATATCATTAATATTAATACAGCTGAAAACAAGAAGAAATATGTGTTTGAAATGGAAAAATCAACTGTAAAAATAAGCCCTTATGA